CGCCGTGCCGTGTTGACATGGATGACGTGTTGTGCTACGTGGAAGTGTGCGTGGTATCGCGGTGCGGTTGTGGTGTGTCGTGTTTTGTGGTGTGGTATTATTGGGGTGTCGGTTTCGATGAAAGGAAAAATAAAATGATTAATTTTAATGCTTATGTTATCGAACTTGAAGCTGATAACTCTTACAAAGTATGTATTGAAAATATATACAAGGGTATTGTTACTGATAACGGACTCATTGACGATTCTGTTACCACGTTCGAGACAGCACTTTCAACGGTTATTGAACTTATGCTTAGCAACGATTATGACTACGTTGAAACCGATCGGTGTTTGTCTAAGAAGGGTCGCCGTTGTCGTAAATATGTTATTTCGGTTGATAATGGTGATTGATATAAAATAAAGCCGGTTGATATAGTGCGATCAACCGGCTTTATTATTTTTATATTTGTTTTATGCTGTCCATGTGGCGTGTACGCTCATGTTGCCTGTTTGTCCGTTGGGGTTCATCATGGTTACGGTAGTTCCTAGGAACTGATATAGATGTGGTGCGGTGGTGCTTCCGGCGCTTACGCCCCATACCCATACGTTGTGCCATGTGCTTGCCCAGCCGGGTAGTGCGCGTCCTTGGCCTGAGCCTATGTTGGGGACGGTTCCGGCCACGTCGTATGTCACTATGCCGTCTTGTAGTGTTACGAAACCTTTTGCATCACCAAACACGGTATCTAACATGGCTTGACGTGGTTTGTAGTTGTCGTATGCGCCATCGTAGATGTATTTTGCTATGGTTTGTGCGCCTAGTTGGTTGGGGTGTATTTTGTCTGAGCCTATTGCGTTTGTTTCGCCTTTTAGCCATAGGTAGGCGAATTTTAGTGTTTCGGTGTTTGGCGTGTGATTGGTGATTGTTTCACTACCGGTTGTGAGTCCGGCTAATTTGTCTCTTCCGTTACCGTCTATGTAACCGGCATCGTACAACATTGGTACTATGAGTATTCGTGCGTTTGGAAAGATTGTTATCATTCGGTTTACGCATTCCTGTATTTTTGTTTTAGCGTCATTGTAGTTGAGTATGTCGTTTCGGCCACCGGCTAGTACGGCTAGTTTTACTTGGTTTTTATCTAGTGTTTTGTCTGTGTATGCGGTGTTTATTTGATTTATGAATGTTCGTGTGTCTACGTTGAAGCCCGCGCCGCTGACTGCGTAGTTTTTGAGTGTTAGTGTTGGTATGTATTGATGTAACCAATACGGCCATGTGTTTTGGGGTGTGGTTGAGTCTGCGTAAGAGTCACCGAACGTTACCATATATCCGCTATTGTATTTGTAGTTGCTTATGGTGGCGTTTATTGCGCTTATGTCTTGACTGTTTTTGCTTATGTCTTGACTGTTTTTGCTTATGTCTTGACTGTTTTTGCTTATGTCTTGACTGTTTTTGCTTATTTGATTTTTGAGATTGGTTGCGGCATCAGCACTGTTTATACCTAGCGCGTTTAGGTTTGATTTGTTGTTTTGTGCTGTTTCGGCGGTGGTGTTTATTTTGTTTTTGATCGCGGTTGCGGTTGCGGTGTCGGTTATGCCTAATGCTGCTAGATTTTTGTTGTTGTTTTGCGCTGTTTCGAGTGCTTGTGTGGCTTTACCGCCCGCAGTGTTTGCGTTAGTGTTGATTTTGTATAGATTATCGTCAATAACATCCATTGACGCGTTGTATTGGTCATTAAGGTTGGCAGCGTCACCGGCTTGATATTTTTCGAGATTGAAGTTAGTTGTGTAGTCGGTCATGTTAGTTGTCCTTTCGGAGATTTGTGGGGTGATTTATTTCTTCCTGTACTTTTAGTTGGTGAATCACGCGATCTAGTGTGCGCATTGCCGCGTTGTATCCGTCGCGTAAATCGGCTAGGTCGCCGGTTTCGTATAGTGGCAGATGATAAAACGGTGTTTCTGTAGCCATGTTTGTACGCCTTTACTCGGTTGGAGGAATTGGATAGCCCTCTGCGGTTTTTTTGAGTTTGCTAAGATCGGTGACGGTGAATATTTCCGTACCGATACGGTTTAATATGTGGTTGAGAGTTGTGCCAAGTGTTTTCGCGTTGGTTCCTGTCAGCCCTAGCGCCTCTATGAATGCGGCTAATCCGTCCGGCAACACGTTGTTGTTTAACGCTAAGTCCGCTTTATCGCTGACGCTTTTTATTGCCGCGTCGATTTTATCCATTGACCCGTTGTATTGGTCAAGTAGATTTGCGGAATTTCCCGCTTCGTATTTTTCCAGTGCGTAATTCGTGGTGTTAACCATGATTTACCCTTTCATGCTAACGGTGGATATTGTTCACCGGTTGTTGGATTAGTGACACGTGGCGTGTGATAAAACGGTGTTTCTGTAGCCATGTTTGTACGCCTTTACTCGGTTGGAGGAATTGGATAGCCCTCTGCGGTTTTTTTGAGTTTGCTAAGATCGGTGACGGTGAATATTTCCGTACCGATACGGTTTAATATGTGGTTGAGAGTTGTGCCAAGTGTTTTCGCGTTGGTTCCTGTCAGCCCTAGCGCCTCTATGAATGCGGCTAATCCGTCCGGCAACACGTTGTTGTTTAACGCTAAGTCCGCTTTATCGCTGACGCTTTTTATTGCCGCGTCGATTTTATCCATTGACCCGTTGTATTGGTCAAGTAGATTTGCGGAATTTCCCGCTTCGTATTTTTCCAGTGCGTAATTCGTGGTGTTAACCATGATTTACCCTTTCATGCTAACGGTGGATATTGTTCACCGGTTGTTGGATTAGTGACACGTGGCGTGGTATCGTCGAATATGGTCAGATTGCCAATTGCGGACGTTTCGTCGGTGCGGTGCTCGGCTAGTTTGCCGGTGTCAATATCGGCTATTTGCGTGACACGCGCGCCATATACCGCTAGTTCGCGGTACAAATCACGAAGCGCTGTTTTACTGTCAGTATATTCGCCCTTTGTAACGTTCCATACTAGCTGTGTGTCTCCTATATGGCCGATTTGTTCTTGCAGTTGTGCTATGGCTACCGCGTAGTCGTTTATGTTCGCTTCAATGGTTTTTATTCTTGTATCGTAGTCTTTCAATGTTTTGTTTATGTCGGTCACGATTTCGTCAAGATACGCCGTTATGTGATCGATTTCGCATGCAATGTGCTTTATTATTTCTTCTTGGCTTTTAGCGTTCCAATAAAAAGCGGGTATGGCGGGCGTGTACGGCCATACCGAGAAAAACGGGAGCAGTGGGAACATGTGTGTTATCCTTTCAGTAATTGTTTATGTTTATCGTCCATAATGGGCTAAAACATGGTTCAAGGTGATCAAGCAACAGTACGTCAATATCGACGTATTCGCCGTTGCGTATGCGATTGACTTTGTCCATGAAATCACCGTTGGCAATCGTCTCGTATTGGTTGTCCGTCGCGTTGCTTGCGTAGTCTTGGTTTTCGGTCAGCTGCGTTGCGGGGAAATCACTGTAGATGGTTCGCATTTTGTGCCATATGTCGCTATCACTGAGAATTATATCAGGATTATTGCTTACAAGCGCATAAAGCGGGCGTAACGTCGGCATGATTTCTTGGATAAGGCGTAGAAAGTGCCGCCGCCATTTTGACGGTGGCATAACGCCTAACTCCCTGTCATAGAAACGGTTTTCGATTTTCTTACAGCAGCGCGTGTATTGCGTGTCATCATAGGCAATGTCCCGCCATGACCACGCGGCATTATCCCAGTCAACACCACCCGGCACGTCAAGCAGCTCGCCAAACGTGTATGTTATCACGCCATGAAAATCGTCGTACGATTCACACGGTTGATAGTGGTTTATGTCATTCTGCATTGTCATCGTCGTTCAATCTTTCAACGTCCGTCAAGTAAGCGTAGTTGCGGGAAACATTGTCTTCGTTCCACACAACCTGTATCGGTTTCTTGAGATATTTTTTGAATCTTGTGTTGAGGATATCGCACGCGGCGCGCCGTTCCTCCAATTCGCTGAGCGCGCGCAGATCAGTCGGCTCGCCATAGTCGTTGATTTCGTCGGCGGTCTGCCGTTCCATTTTCAACGGCAGATTTTTAATGCCCAACGATTGGTAGAAGGCGTTCCAAGTGTTCTGTATATCGTTCTGTAATTCCATGCCGATGTATTCGACGTTGGTTTTCAGCACGTTCGCTTTCATCGAATCGGTGAAGCCGGGTGTCGCCATGATTGCCATTTCACCGCCTGAGATTTGCTTGATAACATTAATGCCCGCCGTTTGCTGTCCGGCTGGAACCTCAAGGATGAACGGTGTTTTTTGGTTGAAACGGTTCTGTCTTCGCGTCATGTACAAATCTTCGATTTCATGCGCAAAAAATTCAATAGTCGGAATGAGTGGTGTGCGAGCGCGGTTAGCGTAGATGAAAACACCGTTAGAATTGTTCACTGGAAAACGCCAACCGTTGATACCGTAACTATCCCATTTCTTCGGTTTGTAATACACGTTGAAATTTGAGGTAGTCACCGCTTGCGTGCTGAAAAACACACCCGGTTTGCTATGCGGAAACGCAATCGTAGCGTAACCGAAATACAATAGATTGTATTCGAGAAACCACGCATCGCATGTTTTCGGCAGATTCAACCACTTAAACCTTGACAGCGCAATATTTAACATTTGCGAATACGCCATTGAATACGCTTGCGAGTTGAGCGCTTGCGATTGATGCCACACCGGTGCGCCACGTTCGCCCATTTCCGCACGTGTCAACGATCTTTTATGCGTGCGTTTACGTCCCATACTTTCCTACCTTTATAGATTGTCGTGTGTGAAGTCGCCGCCGACTTCTTCGGGGGTTGTCCATATTGTAACACCGTTGCCGAAAATATCCCTGATTGTCTGCAATTGCTCATTTTGCGCAAATGGACAGATAATCCATATGTCCGCGCATTGCCAATACGCGAAATGCTTGCAAGGTGTCAACGATGGCTTATTGTAGAGTTTGTTGCTTGCGATGCCATAGCGCAGCATGTAATCGCCCGCCGCCGCGATCGCGCCGTTGTCTTCGGTGACGATTTTCACTGTCATGGTGTCAAGCCCCGTAGCCTGTCTGAAATTGTCGCCGCCATACGCTCCCACGGGCTGCGCGGTGTGGTTGAGTAAGTCGCGCCACGCAGCGTTAACATTGGAACGCGTGTTTACCATGACACGTTTAGCATTATCCACACTCTGATTACGCGACGCGGCAGCGTTCGCGTTCGCCGTGGTGACGCTTGCGCTTGTTATTGTCGTATTGGCTGTGTTAGACGCATTAGCGTTATCGGTGTTGAGCTTATTGGAACGTTGCGTGCTATCCGTGGCGTAGCTTTTTGCCTGTGCAATAAGGCCCGCATTGCATTCCAGCGCGTTGCTTGCTTTTTTGGACGCCGCGTCGCTTGACGCGGTGTACACAAGTTGGTTGTTGGTCAGCGCGATCGCTGCGTTGTAGCTTGACGTGCCGACACCTATCACACCGGAACTAATCCCCGCTGCCGCGCCGATCACCGCGGGGAGCGCGGCACCGCCTGTAGCCGCGCTTGCTGCTAACCCCGCGCCAACCGATATTGCGCTTGTGGCGAGACTACCAAGGGTTGAAGTGACGTTGGTCATTGCTGCTTGTTCTTGCCCGGTGACATATGACGCGGTTGCAACTGCCAAGTCTTCCGATAGATCGGCGTTTATCTTTGCGTTTTGATATTTCTGTTCGTTGTCTAGTTTGGTATTTCCGCGCGCTGTTATGTCCGTCGCTGCTTGATTTGCATTAGCTGTTGTCGTGTTGCGCAATCCGTTTGCGGTTGCGGTATTCGCAACGCTTGTTTGTCCTGTGCGCGCGGTGTTGTCACGGCTAACGTTGGCTATACGCGCACCGTTTTCGTACGATATAATGGCGTTTTCGCGTGCTTGCGCGACATCGCGGTTGTATGCGTCGGCGCGGTGCGCGTCGATCGCGCGACGTTGCAGCGCGTAAGTCGGTATGTCGTGCGATATGAGTGTTTTGAGCACGTCCGCGTTCGGCACGTCGGCGGTGATGCTAGTTCCGTTCATGGCGTCAATGCTGATAGCCGTATTGCCATCGCTGCCTATTCCGTCAAGCCATGCGATTTGTCGCAATATCGGATAGCTGAGGGACGTGATAGTCTGCACCGAGAGTCGCCCGCAGTCGGCTATTTCCACACGGCTTTTATTGCCGAGATTGTCGGATATTTCGAGATGCGCGTAGGGTGCAAGATACAGTCGTGTTATTTTGGCATATTCATTGGCGTAACCAAAATCGTTGATTGTCAAATTAATATCGGATATTTTCGTACGAGCACCGCTGACTGTATGCCATTCGACGCCGTTCACACTGATAGCGTTACCAAGCCGCATCATGTTTGCGGTGGCGACGAACACCGCTGTGATCTGTGACATGATATGTGGATAATATGCGAAAAGCGTGTTGAAATATTCGCCTGATATTTTGGACGTTTCGAGCGCATACATGCTTACGTTGCTTGGAGTGAGATTATCGATCGTATTGTATGATGTGCCCGCGCCGGTGACGTTTGACGTGGAAATGTTTCCGGCACCCCATGAAAAATTCGTTACCGTGCCATCGGCATTACTGTATGTCGGGTCGCTGTCCGTAATGTTCGTACCACGCATGCCGCTCATGGTTTGCAATTGTTCAGGCGAAAACGTTGCGGTCAAACAGATGTATCTTGTGCCGTTTTGCAGATTAAACGGCGTGCTTTTTCTGATATTCGACGCGGCATTGCCATAGTCAACGTCGGGCAGCGTGAAATCACGACAATTCGCGCGCGGGTTTTTCAGCAGTTCTTGCGGTGCCATTTCCGTCAACGGCGCGTGCCCGCGTGTCAACACCATTCCGTTGATTGTGGTGCTGTTGATATAGTCCGTCCATACGTCGCGCATAAGCGTGCATGTTGTCGTGTTCGGCGCTTCCGCGCGTACGGAAGTGATGAAAAAATGATAACGTGTCTGCACGTCGGTTTTCTGATATGGCGTATTGATAATGTCACGCGAAAAATCAACGACAATGTAATTATACTGTTGCGCCGTCATGTAAGGCACGGGCAATTTTATACCGTCCGCGTCGGCGCGTGCGATATACATGTTCGTTGTCAGTTTGACGGTTTCGCCAGCTAGGTTGTCAAACCATTCGTTTCTTGTGATGTCATCAGGGAATTTCACGACGTCGTGGTAATCATCGTACCAATTCACGCGACATAACTTGATCACCGTGTTTGGCGTCCAAACATTGTAATCGAAAACGTTGCGGTACTGACTGTACACGCGTGCTGCCGTATCGGGGAACGCCGTTGCGTTTTGCAGATGTGGAAAATCCATATCGCTTCCTTTCATATACGAAAAATGAGTGGCGCTTCACATGAAGCACCACTCATTTTATACCATAGTCGATTCAGACTATTCGACGGTAAACGCGCATGATGCGGAATGTTCCGTAGTCTCACCGTTTGGATTGACATACGTGGCGGTGCCCGTCACGGTAATGACATCACCGGCCACAAGCCCGTCACGCTGAATATGCAAGCGCGCTTGGTCATCCACGAACGTATTAACGTTGAGATCGAACGCCGCGCCGTGCGCATCATCGCCGCTTGCGGCATGGTTCGCCGCAACCTTGTACGTCGCCGCGTTCGGTGCCACCTGAATGGCGGTGCCGGTTGGCGCGACGGTGGCGGTAAGCTTCGGCGTGAGCTGCATAAGATCGCCCGCCTTGACGGTGCCCGTAGTCGGCGTCAGCGTGAAACCGGTCACTGTCTGAGTCACAACCTTGATGGATGTGCCCGCATCGGTGGTGAACAAGGCGCACGGCGTAAACGGCGATACGCCATAAATGCCCCAGTGATTCAAGTACACCGTGTTGGAAACAGTTTGCGGATTGTAGAAATGCGTAGTGCCATACATGGTGTCTCGCACCTGATACCAATCAGTCGATACAAGCAACGCCACAGCACCGTCGATACCAAGCGACGGCACCTGAATGATACGATACGGCACGTCGGCCTTGTCCAGCTGGAACACGGCGGACAACGCGTCAACGTCGAGCGAAGCGAGATATTCCGGCTCGATCAGCAACACCATTTGCTGCGGGTTGGCGTACGCCGGAATGTCGGTTACATTCAACGCATTGTACTGCGTTGACGGGAACTGCATGCGTCCGGCGGTCGCACGCAATGCCTTGAGCAACGTCTTAGCGGTGGTTTGGTCGCTCGGCACCGCATCGAGATGCACTTTGTAGAAGCCAAGATTCTGTTCGTAATGACGAATCAGCGCAAGCATGATATTCATTTCATCGTAATTGTCACTGTTGCGTGGCGTTTCCATAATCTGCGCAACGAAACGATTCAAGCCAAAATCATCCACGAAAGCCTGACGCAATTCGTCATCCGTCCATGAAATCGGATATTGATCACGGCGGTTCATTTCATAGAACCACACCGCCGCTTCGGGACGGTGCATTTTCAACAAAGCTTCCGCGTCATCCTTATAACCGTGCGCCTTAATCCACTTGACTGCGATTTCCTGTACAGTCGAACCCCAGTACAAGTTTTCCTTTTTGAAAATCGACAACGGGTTTTCAAACGGCGCGTTCTGCGCCATTACGGTCAGTCCGATACGATTGACCATGTTCCAAACACAATCGTTCAGATATTGACGGTTCATCGGGTCGAACAAGTAGCGCATGGTGTTCGCAACGCCTGTCTGTGTCGCGCTCGGAATACGCTGCTGATAATCGTCGGTACCCTTGGTACGCACCTTATCCAAAATTGTCGCATTGTCTACAGCCATAATATTTTCTCCTATCGATTAAAGCGTGTAGTCGAGATTTTCCAAGTCTTCCGCCGCCGCTTGCGCGATTGCTTCCGCAGCGTCATCGTCGTTTTCCTTGACTGTTGCGCCGTTTTCAACCATTTGCGCAACGGAGTCGGCGAAATTGTCATATATGCCGTCGATTCGTTCGCTGATTGCGTTCGTGCGATCGCTTAACTCGCTAACCTTGTCAAGCACGTCGCGCACCATGTCGCGCAAATCATCAAATTCGCCCGCGCGGTGCGCTTCGTTTTCCGTAAGGTCATCGCGTTCGGCGGTGTCCCTTTCCTCAGGGGTTTCGTCATCCATTATTTTTCCTTTCATATATGAAAAAAGTCGTGCCGGCGAACGAATATCGAACCGGCACGACTTAAGAATAGCATACGTGCAACATGATTCACAACGATGGACGGCGCGCTTTTCCCTCACGGCCATATCATTGGCGGAGTCAACCGTGGTTATCAATGATAATGTTTTATCGCTCTCGTTACGGCACCTTGCGTATGCCGTGATTATTTTACACCGAAATTTCTAAGCATTGCAATTACAGCGTGTTGCGTTTCCACCGTGTCATAACGTAGGTATCCTAATGCATAATATGCCGTAAGATTTCTAATCAAGTCCTTTGCCACATTTGCCGTAAGGTAATTAAGTTTATTATCATCCGTCGTGATCGCGAAATATGGCACATGTGCGCCCGCATCATATTTTGAGGATGCAAAAACGTAGCCGCAACGTAGATCAACATAAACGCCATACTCGCGCCGCAACCAACGGAAGACATACGTAAGTTTAGCGTGTTTGTGCGGTTTTTCAAGAAAATCAGTGTTATAGTGCTTGAATTTGTTTTTAGCGGTGACATTATCGTTATTTTTCATCATGCGCCCGGCAACTGTGTTCTTCGTTTTCTGCGCAGCGTATTTATCATCTTCAACATAATCGAAAATACACGTTTTACCGTCAAGCCATTGCAAACCAAACTCAGGCTCTAAGGGCACGTCATAATGTTCAAAATACGGATTATATGCGTCGCACGCATTACCTAACAAAAAGACTCGCGGTTTACGCAGCTTGCGATCATCGGCGCGTTCACGCGTTACGGTGTCTACAAGATTCGCCAATTGTTCATATTCGTTGCGCAAATAATGGTGGTATACATCGTCGGGGTCTATAATAATTTCATCCATGCAAATGTTACGTACATTAACATATGTGCTTTTTTTCTTCTGCTGCTGTAATGATAATGGGATGAAATAACCGCATGTCCGCCAATTTTTATCGCCATTACGACGTATTTCAGCTACCTTGTTATGCACCCTAAAATCGTAGTCGGGAAAAATATTATCCTCTATTATCCTGTCAAAATATTTTGCCGCCACGTCGTTATTTTCCTCTCGGAACCGTGTGACCTCAACAAAACAGATATTGTTTTTAATATAATCCTCTAACATGTACCGGCGCACGCCGTACGTTTTACCGAGACCACGCGCGCCAATTATAAGATTTACGTCGGCGTCGCGCGGCAATATCTGTGTTCTAAGCCGATCATAATAATATTTCGCCATCAATACTCACAATCATAGGTTTGCCGTCCCGCATAATAAGTTCGCGAAGTGTTGTTTCCGCATTCCTATTATACGTGTTTCGTATGTATGTCAGATTCTCGCCGTTAGCTTGTTTATCCGATTCGCCTAGCCATCTGCCGGACGGATACAGCGCTATCGCTTCCGGCGCGTCAACATGATATGTCGCGCCCTGATAATCGGTGACGGTGCCAACGTACCTGTCCCATACATGTGGACGATTGCGTTGCAACGTGTGGCAAATCTCATAATCTACCAATACGTCATAACCGAGCGATATTTGTACGGTTTCCGCGAAACCGTGCCCCGCATGCATGAGATCGGCTATAAAATCTTCAATGGTGTACGCACCGTCCGGCCGTGGGAGTCCGGCGCAAGTGACATGTACACGCCCGTTTTTGTCCAAACTAACGCGTGCTTTGTTCCACAATTCCATATGTTCGACATAACGCGTGACACCGCCACAGTCCTCAACCTCGAATTTTCCGATATGGTCTAGCGTTGACGCCATGTCGGGCGCGGTGTTTCGGACGCGTCGCATGGTGCGGTTGATCGCGTTTTCGATCGCGTTATGCAGCGGTTTGAGCGCATCCAGCAATTCCGCGTCGCTCACATCGTCATCGCAACTGATTTTCAGACTATCGGTATCGCCGCCCGTAACCGTTACGCGTGCGCCGAAATGACGGTATATCAGCATCATGGCTATCAAGAGGTGCATTCTACTGCCCGCTACGATTCGCATTCCGTACGTGTAGAGAACGCGTGGTGTTTTCGGACGTTTTTTAGTGAAATTCTCGGGAGTGCATACCGTGGTCTTATCGACTTCAAGTTCACCGTTTTCCGTCACGCGATAATCCGCTTTCATAACGTCCTGTGCCTGTGTGCCGTATATGCCATTAAATTGCCCCTTAACAGTTGAACCGTAATAGGATTGCAGAAATTTCATACTCAATTCACCTGTCTTCGCATCATGCGCGATGCCCTCCGGTATCGATTCGGGAATATCCCCCGCGTATGGCACGCCCTCGCTGTACCTCTTGATAAGGTTTTTCACATCTGTTTTACGTGCAAAAAGCATGTTTGATTGTAGGGTTACGTAATCCGGTGGAACAATCGTCTTAGTGGTTGCTTCACCGTGCAATACATGCATTTCGTCAAACTCGTACACTTGCGCCACATTCCACAATTCAATCTCATTGACATGTAATATGCATTCGTCCGCGCGATACAATTTACCGAAAGCGTACATCGGGTTAACCGCACTGTCAACGTATCCGTGTGATCTGACACTGTTTTCTTGCGTTTTCGCGCGTTCATTGTTGCTGTAATCGGTGTCCGCTTGCAACGTTTTCACAAACTTTGACCGTGGGCATATTGCAATCCCCCATGTGTCAAAACATGTGTTTTTACGCAATCTGAGATTCGTAAATCTCACCGCAGCATGCAATCCCGTGAGAAACGGATCATCATAATTCGACAACACGGTGTCAAGCGGTGTACTAACGATACGTTCGCATGCGATTTGCAGAATATCCGTAGGCGCTGTAGCGAATTTCACCGGCAGCCGTCGCCCGTTAATGAATGCGTGATGCATCGACGTGACATCCAAGGACGCGACGTTATCCACGACAACACTAGCGGTTTTAGCGCTCGTAAACGTCAAACCGCCACGGAAACATGCCTTACGCAGCGCGTAAGATTCGTAATCTTTCGGAAATTCCTGATTGCACGTCATCTCGAAAGCGCGTTGCAATGTGATTTTCTTGCCACCTTGCAACGTGACTCGCCGTCCGCCGATCTCACGGCGTGCCATCTGCCGCACAAGCGACGTCTTGGTAAGCACGCGGCAACCCAGCATATCAGGCGTAAGCCAATGATTCGCACGCAAAAGCCATTGCAGATATTGCGGAATTACCTGTACGTCACGCCGCGCGTAAAACAATTCGTCATCGGTCAACGGTGTTTCGGGCGTGCGCACAAGCGTGTAATCCCAGTCGCCCACCGCTTTCGGGAGACCACATGTCTCGCCCATCGCACGCAGTCCGCCCATTTCAAGATAGAACGTATCCCAAAAGCGACACACCACGGTATTATTCACAAGCAGATCGAGCGTGTACACGCTTGTGGCGGTTTGCGCGTTAACCTCAATCGTGTACGTCTGCGCCAATTCCAGCATGAGCGTTTGCATGTCGAACATGAGGTTATAAGCTGCAATTATCGGAACATAGCCGTGCGCGCGCCCATATTCAATAAGATCGTCAATGTATGTCAGCGCTTCGGACGTGTGCCGGTAAAACCGTACATCGTCCGTATCGGGAGTGTACGATTCCAGTGGCGTATTACGCAAATCGTTGAAAATGTATAATATCGGGTACGCGCGTGTTTCGACACCTTCGCCAAGGTTCGTTGTTTCGGTGTCGAATATCGCCGCTACCTTAAATTCCTTGCGTTCTTTCATCGTATTACATCGGGTGAAACCGCTAATAGCCATATCGGGCTTCCGCCGTCAACGTCCGTATAATCCTCTAATTCGCCTGTGTGCATTTTCATGTTTTTGGCATATTCCAACGCTTTTTCATTTCGTTGCATGATAGTGTCAAAAAGCTCACTGAGCGAATCGGCGTCGTATGCTTTCATGATCGCTTCAAGTCGTTTGTTCGGCGGAACGTTCGATTTCTGCCATATGTTTTGTGTGTATCGCCAAAACACCTTGACTTTTTCCCGCCCGAGATCACCTAGCGCGCTCGGCATTCCCTTGGACGCCATGCGCATTTCCGCACGGAAAATATTGAACGAACGCGCACGCTCCCTCGCACGCCCTTTACCGCCGCGTACCTCGCTCACCTGTTGCACGAGTTTATCGGCGGTTTCGTTCGCACGCTGATACAGTTCATTCCGCATGCCGCTATTACGGACACGGCCAACATACGTGTTTTTCAACTGCGTTTCAAGCCGTTGTATGTAAGCGCGCCGTGCGTTCGCTTCGCTTTCAGGCATGGTATCGGTAATGCTTTTTTTCAGACTGTTGATCGCGCGACGCACGCGCTTGCGTTTCGCGGTCAATAAGTCCGCTTGTTTATGCGCTCTAGGCATGTTCACCACCTTATAAAAAAAGTGCCATAACATATATGGCACTTTTTTGTTTCATTCCGAACTACTTGATTTCAAGCGATTTCGTGAAACGGCCACCGCCCAGCGGTGTCTGCTTGACCGTAACAGTGATGCCGTCCGGCGCGTTGAAATCGGGGAACATATCGTAAATGTCCAACACACTGCGGTAGATACCCTGTGACTGACTGAAATACGTGATGCCGTCTTTTCCGAAAAGATAGACGTTCGCGCATTTCTGTCCAGTCTGAGAACGCACGCCCGGCGCAATGTAGACACCGACAACCGTCAATGGTTCCGCACCGCGTCCGTTCAGCGACAACGCGCTATTACGTGCGTTGACGATCGCGCGCTTGCCCTCAAACGTGCTGTTGTCCATCGTGCAAATATAACGATAGTTGTCAGCAATGTTCTGTGCGGTTTCGTTCGCGGGGGTCTCGTTCATCTGTTCGTTTTCTTCGTTCATTTCGATTCCTTTCAGAATTCAATTTCTTCGTTGTCGTTGTCGTTGTCGTTATCAGCATCGGGACCGGTGACGTCAACCGCAACGCGCTCGGCGTGCTCGATGAACGTATCAACGTCCATGACGTACACGATTTTATTAACTGTGATATCGTCAACCAACACGTTGACAATACCGGCGTCCATAAGTATCTTGACTGCCATTTCAACGTTGCGAACGTTGCCGGTGGTGTGGAACGTCTGTGCTACACCGTCTCGATCATAATAGCTTATGGTGCTGTCAGCGATTACCTTACGAATCTTTCGCATGTTTATTATCCGTTTCTATCTTTTTACCACCTATTTGATGGCATAAATATTTATAGCACAAAAAATCGGCGTGCGCAAAAAGCAACACGCCGATTATTGATATTGATTCTCAATAACGCAAAATCTGCCCCGGATAAATCAAGTTCGGATTAGACAAACCGTTAAGCGACGCGACACGCGCCCAATCACCGCCGAAAATCGACCACAAAGACTCACCGGACGCAACCGTATGCGTGCGCGCTACATTCGATCGCGCAGCCGCAGCACCGCCATAACACACGGTTTCACCCGGATAAATCACAGCCGGATTACCCGACGCGTACCCGTGCCACGACTGCCACGGCAACAAGCCCGTGCGCTCAGCAATGCCCGACAACGTGTCACCCGACGTGACTACCACGCAAGCAGACTGCGCGACATTGCCACCGGTGTTCGTTTCCGGCGCGGACACATTCGCACCGTCGCCATGCGCGTATGCGTCCCACTGCCATCGTTCGCCCCTGAAATAATTCAAGTCCAATCGTCCGGCATAACCCGGCACATATCCGTTCGACGTGTACTGCCGCATGGCTTCACCATACGCACCATACAGCCACGGTCTTTCCTGATAACCGGTGACAGCCATTGACGCATATTGCGCAATCCACACGCCGCAATGTTCCCGCACGAACGAAGTAAGCTGCCCCAGCGCGGACGCCTGAACATAGACGATCGGCCACACCTGTGTGCGATCATGCACATGCCGCACCCACGTTTCAATCCACACGCCGTTACCAAACTCAGGATTATCCTGAGATTCCCAGTCCAAAACAAGCACCGCGTTACCGACGTATCCGCGCACATTATCTATGAAAAAGTCAGCTTCCGCGTTCGCGTCGCGTCCCATCGCGTAATGATACACGCCGATACTCTTACCACTATTCGTTGCGCGTCCGAGTTGATAGTTCGCAGCCTGATTCACGCCATTGGTCAAACACACATTGTTGAAACCGCCTACGCCCCATGTGGCACCCACCACAATAAAATCAGCGTCAACCGCTCCCGTGTCAATATCACACTGCCAATTGCTCACGTCAACACCGCGCATATCCGCATTAGCCGAAGGTGCAACAGTCAGCATTAAGGCACAAACACAAGCTAACGCGCTACGCCATATTCGAAACATCACTATCCACCTTGTTATCCTTAAGCAATGCAATGAGTTCTTCCGTCAACACATTATTCTTTGTCATCAAATCATTAAAATCACTGAAAGTCGTGGCGATAAACCATGCCATGCCACAGCACGCAACAATCGGAAAACCAATACTCCCAACAACGGTTACGATCGAACTAATATCCATCAAATCACCTCACAAATAAAAGGTCATGACACATCAAACGACATGCCATGACCCAATATATCACAATCGCGTGGCCTATCCGGGAATTGAACCCGGCACGCACATTTTATAAGAATGCCGCTCTAACCAACTGAGCTAATAGGCCATTTATCTCACCCCGCCCACAATCCCCGCCGCATCAAATCAACAATATCACGACAACACGCAAACACATAATCAGATACAGTCGAATCACATTTAAACGGCTTCGTACTCACGCCGACAACCTTAGTACGACGTTCACCACGAACCCTATAACCCCTAACAAAATCACAACTATTACGCTTACAAAACATGCTCAAATTCCTTTTTTTTTCTCAATCACCGATTAATAAGATAGCCTAAACAGACTGCACCCGGAACGTGAAACACGCCATCGTCAAGTACATCCCTAAGCCCGTATACGTCAATGCAATCAACAAACCGAGTTTGTAGCAAGCAATCGGACGCAATATCAACGAAATACACAAGTACATCATAAATACTATTCACGTTAAAATCAATTGAATTAGACAATGCTTCAAGATTCATGAAACTCATTTTAATCACTCCTATTTTCAATTATGCATTAAAAGATATTATAAACAATACCGTCACAATTACAGCATAAATAGTAATAACAATAAGCATAAATAGTAATAACAATAAGCATAAATTTTTTCCTTTCATCGAAACCGACACCCCAATAATACCACACCACAAAACACGACACACCACAACCGCACCGCGATACCACGCACACTTCCACGTAGCACAACACGTCATCCATGTCAACACGGCACGGCG